GGTGTGGACATGCTCGACCCGCTCCTGGGCTTCAAACCCCAGCTTGCGCATCTCAAGCTCCCGCTGAATCTGCATCTGGGCCAGCTCCAGCTCATGCTTCTTGTCGCTGCGGTCTTGGAAGAAGTCCAGAATTTTGGGCAGGCCGCCCATCAGGAACGAGATCAGGGTAGAAAATAGTGTCAGCATTAGTAACTCTTTTTGGTTAACATTGATGAAGCAATGAGCAGCATGGACTGGGCATCCTCTACGCTCTCAGGTCGATCTTTGTACCCGACGGTAATTTGACCGATGAAACGTGTTGCGTCGGGTGGTACAGAGATACGACAACCGTAGGTGACACCAGCCTCGACGTACCACAGGCCGACTTCGCTTTGTGGCTTTGCGTAATCACTGCATGGCGTCTCTCCTGCCATAAGGCGTACAACATCTGCGTTGTTGTTTGGATTTTGGGTAAAGAGACCGACATCGATGCCCTCCATGCGCTTGTCGCGCCCTTCCTTCGTATACGCCCGGTACAAGACCCGGGTGCCAAATAACGGGTTTACCTTGAAGATGGCCACAGTCTGTGCACCACCGTACTTGAAGAGGATTGCCGCTGCGTCGTCCACCCGGGACTCATTGATGCTGGGTAGCTTCTGGCTTTCCTTGTAGGCCCCGACCAACAGCTCTTGGTGGCTGTAAACAAACCAAGCGCAGAACCCAAAGACGAACATGACCAAGAGGGCGATGAGCTTGAACGGACTATCCACATACGTCAGTATGCGGTCCAACACCCCCAGTGTCTTGTCCTGCTCACTCATCTCCACAGTCCTTTTGAAATCCCCCACTGCACCAGCCAGTACATCGCCAAACCAAACGCCGCGATGACTGCCACTGAGAGCTGGATGTCTTGGATCATGTCCTTGCGGTCCTGCGCTTTGGCTGCGTCAATGATCTTCTGCTTGACCGCCTCGGCTTCTTCCTTGGCAATCTGCTTTCGCATCTCATCCCGGGTCTTGACCATGTCGTCCCAGAGCTGCCCCTGGCCAGACCACACCAGCATTTCGTACAGCTCGTACTCATGCCGCTCCAGCTCCCGCCGTTTCTGAACTACCTCAAACGCTTCAGCGGTCAGCTCAGCGTCTGTCTTTTTGGGCTTGACCCCGTTGGCCTTGTCCCACAGCGCCTCACGCTTCTCTCGCTCCTTGACCGCCTCGGCTTTCTCAATGACTGCCTTCTGGTCAAAATAGCCAGCGATGCTCTGGGCTATCTCGTTGGTGTCCTTGCCGAGCTTGATAACCTCCTTGATGGTGGCTACCGCAGCTTTGGCTCCGGCAAACGCTAGGCCAATGGTGATCGGGTCCACATTAGTAGCTACCCTCTTTGAAGATGTTCACAAAAACCGTGCCGTCCTCAAGCGCCTCGATCTCATGCGGGATGTCGGCGGGGAGGTCCAGCGGCTGGGTTTCCGCATTCATCACAATCTCTTTGCCTTTAACGCGAACAACGCAGGAACCCACTTGGCACACATTTGCGTGGTTGAAGTTGTGCTGGTGCATTGGCAACCCATCACCCTTGTCTGCGTGATAGACATTGATCTGCGCCCCCGCATACATAAAACTGTGGTACGGGAGTAGTTGCTTCATACGGTTTGAGTCCCAGTCGTTCCTGTGCTAGGGTAAGGCGGCGCTGCTGGTATCTGTATAATTGCCATGGTTTCCGTGTTGTAATACCATTTATCAGCCACAACATCATCCGCACAGTCGTCCCAGAACAACGGAGGAGCAATGGGAAATTCGGATCCATTGGCCACCACTTCGGCCACTCTGGCACCATCTACAATGGTTGTAAATTCTGGAACATACTGTTGTGAGCTTGTTGGGTCTGGATTGGGTATCCAAGCACTAATATAACTCACACTTTCATTGGGGCTAATTAAGGCTTTTTTCATATTCTTTCTTTCAAATTACCACTCTACAATAACACCACCAGTGCCACCGCCACCGCCACCACCACCGCCGATAGTAGAACCGTTGGTAGGTAGCCCGGCACCACCGGCGCCCCCCGCAGGGCCTCCTCCTGCTCCGCCTGCTCCACCACTATGACCACTAGGGCCGGTGGATGGAGAACCAGCGGAGCCAACAGATCCCGCTCCATAGACAGTGCCTGCTACTCCGCCACTGCTCAAGGCGCCGCCGCCGCCACCGCCAGTGCTAAAGCCGCCGCCGCCGCCGCCACCACCACCGTAAATACCGTTGGGGGCGCCATTGCCACCGATGCTACCACCACCCGTGGAAATAACAGAATTTCTCAGAAGTATTGTTCCCGAGGTAGTGAAGGTTCCATTAGTACCAACAGCAGTATTGCTGCTAGAACCACCTGTGGCAGTTACCAGCGCACCAAAACTGGTGGTGCCTCCTGAAGTGCCAACACCACCTGCAATAGTTCCAGAGGCGCTTTGGCCTCCTGCTCCACCACTACCACCAGCACCAACGGTAACTGTGTAGGTAGCGCCTGGGGTCACTGTAACAACCGCAGTGCCACTGCCCCCGCTGCCCCCATAAAATCCTGCTACTCCGGGGTAAGAAGGAGTGCCTGCACAAGGATTACCTGTATATTGGGCGCTGCCACCCGATCCGCCAGCACCGCCACCAAACGCAGTGACTTTTATCGAATTGACGCCAGCCGGAACTGTAAACGTTCCGCTCGTTGAAAAGAATTGGAATGAGGTTCCACCAGAAACTGCGTTTGCCAACACAAAAGCCGTTGTTGCTATCGTTGTGTTGTTGGTGCCAACGCTTTGCGTGGTTGCCGTTACGTTGCTGGCAATTGTGCCCCCGCTCACCACGTTGGTTGCGTTCGTGGCATTGGTTGCGTTCGTGGCATTGGTAACCGCTGTAGATCCGATAGCGGACGCGATCTGCGCTCCTGTTGCTGCCGTGAAAGCAGATGTGCCGTTGCCGTAAGCAACCCCGGTCAAAGTCGTAACGCCCGTACCGCCGTTGGCGACGGGAACTGTTGATGTCAAACTGCCCGCGTCCACAGCGTAGAAATTGGTTCCGTCCGAGAACACCAGCAGTTTTTTACCCGCCGGGACCTGCACGCCTGTACCAGCAGCCGTCGTATTACCGATAATCGTACTGTTATAGATAGTCAGTACGTATGAGCTGTTGTTCCAGAGAACGTACTGCTTGGGGTTGGGCGGCGCATAGACGGCGAAGTTGGCGCCGGTGCTGGTAGTAAAAGCCAGCGAAGCGTAGATTGACTGGTTGGCTGACGCCGTTGCAGTGGAACCGCTGACGTACGTCAATGCCTGGTTGGCCGACGAGACCGCCACAGTTTGGAACCCCGAGATGGCGGGGTCAATCACGTACGCGAGCGTGTCGTTGGTCGTGGTTCCCCAGGTGCCAGCCTGAGAACCGTTGGGGATCAGCTCTATCCGTAAATCAGGAGAGTAAGTTGACATGGTGTGTCCTTATCGAAAAAAGGCCAAAAATCCAAATAACTGCTGGTTCTACGACGGCGGTGACTCAGTGTTTTCCACAGCAACCATGTACACCCAGTCACCCTCCAGCACGGGATCGCAGGGCACGAGGCGCTGCGTCTCACTATCATACTCTCGAAACAGGTTTACGCGCACCAAATTCCGATCCTTGAGCTGCTCATCCGTCGGGGGATACCACTCGCACAGCTCCCGGCAATCAGCCACCTTGGTCACAACTCCGTCAATAACTTCAGCTACTAGCATGGTCTACCTCAGAAGTTGGGAAACGCCGCTGCTGGCGGGGTGAAGTTGGCCGTGTAGCGAGCCACACCTTTGGTGACTCGCACGTCGTCAAGGTATCCGTTAAGATACTGCGTTGTGCCCGTTGATGTGGCATATACACGACCAAGCGCTTGTGCGGTTTCGTAAAAATTTACCGACGACGTACCGCTGGCCTCAAGGGTTCCGTCGAGGAACAAACGCGCCGTAGTGCCAGACCGAGTTAGCGCAAAGTGATACCATTGGCCCGTCGTGACGTTATTAGTTGAAGTCAAAGTAAGTGTGGTTGCGTTATCGGCTTGCAAGATCGCTATCAGTTTTGTTGTGCTTGCACGAATTAAAACACCGTGATCGCCAGGGCTTGCCAACTGTACAAGGGTGGAATACAGACTATGGAACGTTGATGCAGGAGCACCAGCAAAATACACCCAACCTTCAACCGTAAAATCACCCGTGCCAAACGTGATTGCCGGCTGGCTGGCCATAATTAGGGCGTCTGAAAGGCCATTAAAGTACATCGACCCCGTGCCATATTTGACAATGGTGGTATTTACCTGGGCGCTGCCAATTGTCTCTAGGTCGTTGACCGTTGTGTTGTCAAAGATGCCTGCGTTGGTTCCATTGACTAGCAGTTGTGTGCCGGAGACCGCTGTTACCGGGGCTGTTGGTGGCACGAAAGGACCCGTGTAAACTGCTGTGCCGTTTACGACACGCAAATTTGAAAGATAGCCCAACATGTTCAACGTTGCGACGTTACCGCCGTCTGCACCAATAATTGGGCGCGCCGCGCCATTCGCATAATTGGTTGCGTCTACGTAAGAACCTAATAAAGCGCCGTTCAAATACAATCTTGTGGTGCCGCTGGATCGAACCAACGCTATATGATTCCACGCATAATACTGTATGGTTCCACCAACAATTCTGTTGGCCCCGATTGTATAGTAGAATACCTGATTGGTTGAGCCGATATACAGCGTTGGATAAGGACCCGTAATAGAGTTTGGCCTACCGTCATAAATCATTCGGTCGGCGGCTACGGTTGGGTATATCCACACCTCGATTGTGAAGTTGTTTAATCCAAAAGCAAGGTTGGATGATCCAGTAAGCGTAAGGTAATCGCCGCTGCCGTCAAAGTACGCAGACCCAGCGTAAGTTGACCCTGTGTACGATGTTGGCCCCGTCACCGTGTCGGTGAACGGGTTGGCGCGTTTGGGTGTTGCGTTGCCGTTCACTGTGATGGTGAACGCGTTGGTGCTGTTGTCAATGAACGAGGTTGATTGACAGGTAAGTAGGGATGTACCTGAGATTGCCGTCAACGGCGATGTGGGCGGTGTGAAAGCGCTTGTATATACCGCCGTGCCTTTGACAATACGGAAGTTGGAGATAGACCCCAACAGAGGGTTGCTTGCGCTTTCGCCTCCAATGGTTAGAGTGCCCGTAGAAAAATCGGTCGAGTTTGTTACTGACTGCGCTACCGCGCCGTTGATGTACAGCGTTAGTGTTGTTCCGTTTCTTACCAACGCAAAGTGATTCCATTGCCCAGCAGTTGGCCACGCAGGGTTCAGTATTACGGATGCGCCCGAAAACACTTCAATTTTTGAAGTTGCTGCCGTATTAAAAACACGCAACACAGAACCAGAAGTCCCGTAAGAAAAATGCGTGTAATACCCAGCACTGGGGTTGGCGGGTAGATAGAGCCAATACTCAATAGTAAAACTTCCAGATCCGGGCCAGATAGTTGAATTGCTGGCAGGTGCAGTCAAATAATCCCCCGTACCATCAAAGTACCCGCTGTAACTTGCTGGATTGGTTTGATAGAACGTAAACGGGGCGAACTTAGACACCTGAACGCCGCCGACTCTAGTAAGCGGCCAGCCTGCGCCGCTTATGTCGTTAAACCTGTTTTGGTTATTAACCAGCAGCGTCGTGTCGGTCGTGGCAATTAACGGCGTTGTAGATGGAGTAAAGTTAGCGGTGTATACAGCACGCTTACCGATCACGCGCAGGTTGCTGATGTATCCGTTAAATCCCTGCCACGTGGTGCCAGCATACAAGTAACCGCCAGAGGATATGTAGTTAGTGGTTGTCGATGAGGCAGTTGTGCTGGTAAGCCCGGTCAGTGTCTCTTGCACACCGTTAACAAACATTCTAATTACGCCGTTGCTTACACTGAGCGCAATGTGTGTCCATGTATTGAGGGGGATTATAGAACCTCCCTTGGAAATTTGGTCACTTCCTGCGTACCAAAACAAAACTAGGTTGCCGTTGCTATCAGGACCAAAAGACCAGTCAACCGCAGATCCCGCCAATTGCATTTGACCAACTACATAGCCGAGGACCGCGCCGCCCCCACTATGACGAGAAAGCGGGTAAATCCATGCCTCCGCTGTAAACGTGACGGTTGCGTTAAACGCGCTGCCAATAATTGTGCTCGCGCTGTTTGTTGGCGTTGTCCACCCCGACTGCGTGGTTGCGTAGAAGTTACTCCAGTTACCCGGTCCGACGTACGGGTTGAATGCTCCCTGAGTCGTGTTGCCGTTACGGGTGATCGTGAAGTTGTTGACGCTGCTGTCTACGAAGCTGTTGTTCTGCGCGCCGTTGGTGCCGTCCCCGTGCAAGAGCAACGTGGTGTTTTGAAAGTACGGGTCCGCGCCAGATCCCGGAGGCCACAGGCCCGCCTTTTGATAGTACTGCGCCTCTTCCAGGTTCCACACACCGGAAGCGCCTGACTGCGATACCGTCGGCGCGGTGGCGGAGATTACGCCGCCTGTATAGCGGTTCGTCATTAGCTGATGTCCTCGTAGGAGATGCTAAACGTGAGCGAGCTACCAATCGCAGACGTCACCGTGATTGACGTGCCCTCTTGCAAATAAATGGCCGTTGACTTGTCCACGCAGATCAACGACGCGTTACCAGGCACCGACACCTGATACACAACCGGAAACGCCGTGCCGCCTGTAGGGGCGGAGCCCTGAGCCACCGCGCCGTTGGTGTACAACGATACCGTAGCATTACAAGCGACTGCCGTAACGTTTGATGCCACGATCTGGTTGATCTTGAATACCTTGCCTGAAGACGCGGCGTTTGGCAGCAATACAACAGCAGTTGTGCCGCTAGGCGTGAAGTATGTCGTTGTGCCGTAAATGGCCGATACGTTGACAATATTTGGGTTTGCCATGAGTGTCTCGTTTTAATAGCCAAAGATCATTGCAAACGCAATAGATTTTCCGGCAGTAATCCCACCGCCCCCGCCCGGAGGTGTGGCCCACGTCCCGTCACCACGCCAGAACGTAGAAGATGATGCGCTCGTACCGCCGTTGAGGTTTGCAACAGGCAAATTGCCGATTGCCTGTGTTGACAAATCGACTTGATACACTCCCGCCGCGTCTTGGTATATCGCCCGTTCGGAAGGGTAAGTAACAAACACGTTTTTTTGACCAGCGGCAAACGTAACCTTGGCGCCGCCTGCACTGGAAGCCAGAATCGTGTCGCGCGTAAGCGTAGGTCCGGTGGAGGAATACGTACCAATACCAACTTCCCAGTCTCCAGCACTGGGGTCGAACGCCGTATAGTAAGTGGTGTTGGTGTTGCCAATGGCAGAGAAAGCCTGGTAGGAGAATACAGCTCCGCCAAGGGTAAAGTCGCTTGTACCCGTTGTCGTGGTCGTTTCTTGGACCCGGTCTTTTAGAACTAAAGCCATC